TCAATGTGAACAAACGAGTTAGCCAACCCCACACGCCAGCCCATTGCCCGGGCAAGCTCGGCAAATTCCTGTTGCTTGCCTGTAGCCCAATCGCCCCAAGAAATATCCGCAGCCATAGTGCCAAATGTAGGCCACACGGGGTTGTCTGTAAGGTGTAATGAGCGAGGGTGACCGCCAATTGCCTGGTTGTGTTCAGGGGTTCTGCAAACGCTCGTTGGTATCAATGGACGATTCCACGCTTCACGCAGTTTTGGTAATTCATCGGCAAAGCGCGGGTCGAGCTTAATTACGCCCGTGCCCTTGCAAGCCAGCTCATGCTCTGGAAAGTAGTCAATGGCGGTGGTGATTGGGGTCATTATTTGGCCTCTAGTGCTTCAATTCGGGCGGTAAGGTCATCAATTAGTTGTTGTTGCTTTTGGCAAGTAGCTACTAAATGCCAAACATAGGCGGTTTTATCAACCGCCCAAGGGGCATATCGTTTTTCCGTTCGAGCAGGCTCTACTTCAACAGTTTCGTATTGAGCGGGAATTTTTTCTCCGGTTTCCGGGTCGTAAGTTTCCTCTTTAATTAATACTTGCTCAGTCACAGCAGGGATTTCTTTTTCGTAGTGTCCTCCAACTGATACTGACCCTTTAAAACGCTGATATTCTTCTTGAGCAATAAGTCCTATTTGAATTTTGTTTGTCGGGTCATCTTTCCAGCTATATGAGCGCAGTCTGGCTCCCATTACCAAGTCAAAAGACTTTTGGCGGTCTGCGTCTCCATGAATATTTTTAAATTCCGCATCCGAAGTTGTATTGTATCGAACAAGACCAGCACCTCTATTGTAGTCAATAGAACCTCTACCAGTTGGCGTTCCTTCCGTCAAAAATTGATGAAAAGCATTGTCTCCCGTTGTTGCTGTGTGCCAAAACCTATGAGCAACTGTTGTTGCTGATACCCCGTCAACAACAGACTCATGGCTTCCGCCTCCTGCGTTGGCATAAGTGCCCGTATTACTCGCCTTGAAGTAGCCACCAGATGTGATGCGGGCGCGTTCTGCTCCATTATTCTCAAAAGTAAGAGCGACTCCGCCGCCGATAAAATTGATGGAGGACAGGCCGCCTCTGTTGTGCCGAATTGAAGCATTTGCAGTGGCAGGATCAACAAAAAATCGTAGATCGTCGCGAAGGCTTAGCGGAGTGTTAGCTACATCCGTAGTCGTCCCCACCAGCAAGTTGCCGTTTGAATTAAGTACCAACTCATTTGTGTTAACCGCAAACCCATTAGGTGCGCTCCAATCGTCGGCATTAAACGTGATCGTGTCACCAGACGAATTGCCAAGGGTGGTGTTGCCGTTAACCAACAAATTACCCGCAAACGTATTACTCGCCGCGCCTAATTTTGCAATATCATGCGCCCCGACAATATCAAACTGGGTTCCGTTGTAGCGGATGATTACGGGCTTGCCAGATACCAAAACATTGGCTACCAGGGCCGCGCCATTTAGATAAATGTTTTTGGCTCCACCGCCGTTGATGTTTAATGTCGCCGCCCCGGTGTTATTTGATGCCGGAACCAATACAAAAAAATCATTAGCCGCCAGCGTGATTGTAGTCCCCAGAGTGGCCGTGATCGTGTTTGTTCCCGACACACTTGAAAGCAAACCAAGCCTCCGGCCAAAAAGCAAATCAATCGCGGCCAATCCATTGTTTAATTTTGTGCCCCAGGTGTTTCGGCTTGCGCCTACTTCTGGCTGGGTAAAACCGTATAAATCTGTTGTGGTGTCGGCCATTACAATTCCTCAATAACCTTGAAATCAAGGTCAGTTCTTTGGTAAAAGATTTCAGATAAGTCTACACTATCAAAGCGACCATATAAAGTATGCACCAAGCCCTTATTGTTGGCTGTTGGATAAACCGAATAAACAAACGGATCGCTGTTTACAATGTCCTGATATTTCAACAAAAAATCAATTTTCTCAACATCGGTCATGTAGGGAAATTTGCCAGAAATGTTTAGCCTAGATGGCCTTTTTTGTATATAACGTTGCCCACCTATTGATTCCCTTGCAACGCTTCTCTCTTGCCTGCTTAGGTTGTAACCATGGCTTAAATTATTCTCAAAAGTTGTAGCTGAGGCCATTATTAATCGCCCCAATTGCTGATAACCGGTGTTGTCATCGGTAAACGTAAATTTCCAATAAGCTGAGGATATATTGGACCCAATAGGAAAAATTGTTATATTTTTCCCCAATTGTTGCTCAATGGGTGTGTTCAATCCATACAGTCCGACCCCATAATCTGCGTCACCGTAAGCCGCCGCTTCGGGCTCTCCGCTTGTGTAGACAGTTGGCGAGATGGTTTCATCTACTGTATTTGTTGAGCCGTCGATAGCGTCATCCCATGCCTGAATTCTGATTTCCCCTGCTGTCGTCAGATTAAGATCGACAAAGGCGATGTGGTCAACAGACAAAGGGTTTGCCAACTGCAAGGATATGTTTGAGGTTGTTCCAGAACTAGAACGCCAAGGCTTTGACCTCTTGGTGTTTTGGATGTTCTCAACTGGCAATGCCTCACTAGACGCGCTTAAAACGTCTGTGTCGTCTGACTGGCTACCAAATAAAAAAAGAGAACTCATACCAGAATCATAACCCTTTGAATTGGATACCCGCCGTCAAAAATATCAATCACCGAAACAACCGCGCCAATCATCAGCTCAACTCCAAATTCTACCGATATATTTTCGCCGAGTTTTAATGCCGCCGTATAAGGTAAATCCACCTCTAATAGTTTACGCTCTTGTGCGTAGATGCTCAACAATCTTTGAGAAACCGCCTGAGCGTCAGCCTGTTCATCAAATAAAGTTTCAAAAAACGGGCTTTCTTGATACTCAAGCTCAGAATCTAAGCCTGTGGCTGTTTCAGTCGCAGACAAATAGAGGCGCTCAGAGAATGACGCCTGCGCTGTGCTTGCCGCTGGCCTGCTTTGGTACTGAGTCCAGTTTTTTCGATAGCTGTAATTTAAATCCGAGTACAGACGATCCTCTGCTTGGTAGCGGATCTCGGACAATTCGGACAACGAGGTAAACGAACCGACCGCCGCGCTTTCTTGAGGGACCGGATATTGAGCAGCCAAAAATTCGTTGTTTTCGTCAATCAGCCAATACGCCGCGCAGGAAACCATAATCCGGTTCAATAAATCGCCAAGCGCCGTGGATTCCGTCACATAAAGACCAACAACACCGGTTGGGATGTTGTACGTTTGAGCAATGCTCACGCCTGATCTTGAAATTAATTCAGAAGCTATTTCCTCCGTTGAATCCAGCCAAGTGCCGCTTACTTGAGCGCCTTTAACGTCTGCAGTCACAATTCCAACCGGGGACCCTGTTAGTGTGATTTTCCCCGTGCTTAAATCGACGGTGTAGTCCGTGGTAAGGGTAAGTAATGCCCCCTGGTCGTAAACGGCAACAACGGCTTCAATCGCACCATCATGGACATGATATTCAAGCGATGCCGGGTTGGTTAAAAATGGTTGGATGTTGCGACAATACCCAAAGCACAATGGCTTGTCTGACACGGTGACAATTGGTCTCTGTATTTCTTGTGATCCATCTACAACTTCAAAAGTTATGTTCCCTTCACTACTTCCACCAACTCGGCCAACCTTGCCCTTTAGTAGCTGGATTGCATCGGCTCTTGAGTAAACCCGAGGTGGTCCAGCAAGCCAAGCGGTTACTGTTGCACCTCGAATTAAATTTATTGTTTCCTCGGAAAACGCGCCGCTTATGCTTGTCCATACCTGATCGTCAACAAGCGTAATTTCACCGAACCCGGTCGATGCCTGCCCGCTAAATGGATCGTTCAAAACCTTGCGAATGTCCGACAAACCCGTTCCGCCAATCACCGGAGAATAAAAAAGATTGGAGGGGGTGTCGTCGTGCTCGGTAATGTAATCGGAATCACTCAGATAGTAAGTGGTCGATGAGACATCATTGCGGACAATTTCAATCAGCAATATTCGCTCGGCTTGTGGGGTCTGAAAATACTCTTCTAAGGTCACGATTTAACCCCATCCGAGTAAATAACCAACTCCCCGCGCCTAGATCGTTCACGAAGCGCGGCCAACGTTTCTTCACGGATTATTCGGCCATCTGGCGTGACCACCGTTAGCACCAAGTCGCCGGACTCCCTGATCTCTCTTCGCAACTCTCGAAGCTCGCCGACAACATTCTGGCTTGAGTCTGCCTGCAAAGCCGGGGCGGCAACCGCTGAAAGTTGACCCGTCACAACATCAAAAATTGACTTGAACCGGCTTGACGATCCGAAAAACTCACGCGACAAATTAAGCAGAGTGTCAGCCGAGTCTGTCAGGTTGCCGAGCGCGTTAATATCTCCTGAGCGAGCAGCGCTTAAAGTCTCGTTAAACTGCTGTTGAGCCGCCGCCAATTTCTGAGTCGGGCTCAAAGTTGTTTCACTTGTCTCAAGATTGCGTAAATAGTTCGCAATGCTCAACCCAGCGTTTCTGATTCTGTCAATTTCCCTGATTGCAATGTTTGTGGACTCTTCTTGCCTTTTTTCAATCGCATCATAATACGAATCAATTGCCGGCAACAGTTGAGAAACACGAGCAAACGCATCGGGCCCAATTGAGTTAAAGAAATTCACAAACTGTTCACGAGTGCTAAATAAACGGCCCCCAAAATCTGCCAATGATCTATTAAGGTTATCAGTCAAATTTTTAAGCTGATTTTCCTCACTTGTGAATTCTTTTGCAAAAAAACCTAAAGTTTGCTGGAGACCCTCTATCCCACCAATCATTGAAAAAAATTCTTTAACTGTTTGAGCAGATGCACCGGAAAGCTGCCTCAAACCATTTGTCATTTGAGTAAAATTATCATTGACATAATCAAGCATCAGAACATCAGCAAGCAGCGCGTTCAAATCCTCTAAACTTGCTGTTCGAACATCAACCGAATCAAAAAGACGGTCAATGTTGTCTACAAAATCTGAATTTTGAAGAGCGGAGACAATAGCTCTCGTGCCAAAAAGCGCCATATTTTCAGCATTTAAAGCAATTTCCCCGGCCAAGAATGTTCCGTTGTTTCCTGTCTCTCCGGCCCTGCTCTGGTATGTATTGAATAAATCTTGGCCACCAAGCCTAGAACCAAGAATAAAATTAGGATTTTGTCCTTGCCTTCCTGTGCTGCCCGTGAAAAAGAAATCAGCAGGTGCAGCACGACCTCCAATTCCTTGAACAATACCAAGGAACGATGACTTTAGAGCGTCCTGTTGGTCCTGCAAAAATTTCGGATCTAGTAACTGAGCGGAAACTTTCCCGCCCCCGCCAAACAATGAGCCGCCAATGAACGAGCCGATTGCTGATCCTATCGGACCAAAAGATGATCCTAGATATGTTCCAATTGCAGCGCCAGCGGCCTTCTTTGGGTCGCCTCCTAGCAAGGCGGTTATTGCTCCGGCGTAAGGGGCCAAATCTGATGCAAATGCTCCAAGTTCTGCGGTAAGCGCCGTTGTCTGACCTGAAAACTTTGCCAAAACTGACCCGGCATTTTCAAGCCCATATTGCAAGGAGATGGCCTGACCTCCAAAACCGGCCCCAATTATTGCGGATGCTATGGTACCCTGATTGGCCGAAAGAACACCTCCAATTGAACCGCCTTTGCTCATTGCCGCTTGAATAGTCGGACGCAACACCATCGAGCTAAATTGCTGTTCGATAGCCCTTTTGAACGATTCAGCAAAATCACCGCCACGGTTAAACGCATTTCCAAAAGCACCAATTAGATCGTTTTCAAACTGTTCGGCAATTTCTTTATTTGCATCAATGACTTTTTGGACTTCTTGCTTGTCAAATTGAGTTTTTTTGGCTTTTTTTAGCTCCTCAAGTGCTTTTATTTGCTTTTTATACGCAGCAATTAAATCATCGTTTGCATCGCCAAATGAAATGGCCGCAATGCGCTGTTGCTTCGTCGCTATGGCGTCATCAATCTTTGCAAGCTCCAAATCGCGCAGCTGTTGCTCATTAAGTCCTATGGCTTGCGTTTGCTCGGTGATCTGCTTAATTTGCTCCTGGATTGCATCAACTTGGTCAATCTCAGCGTTGATCACATCAATGGACTGTTCAAGCGCTTTCTGTTCTATTTTTTGCTTTTCTTTTAACGCCGCCTCAAGATCCTTTTCTGCTTTTTCTCGGTCTTTTGCGTTTTTTATTATGCTTGTAGTGGCTTGATTATAAATAGTTGCCGATTCAATTGCTTGGCCTGAACTATCAGCCAAAACAGCATTAATATTTTTTAAAGAATTTTCAACAATATTACTTGCATCATCAAAACCCTTCGAAAGAATATCAGAGGCTTTTGAAAAATCACCATCAATAACAGCCATCAAAGCAGATGAAACCGCGGAAACATTATTAGCCGCCAAGCGCAAAATATCGACCACGGCGATTACCGCAACCGCTAGCCCTTTCATAATGTAAGTGAGCCCCGTACTTACCGAGCTCAGTCTATCGCCTTCTGCAAATGCTTTTAAAAACCCCTCTGCAATTTGATTTAGAGCAGGCAACATATCAGCCGCTGCTTTACGGGAAATGCCCTCAAACCCAGCGGTTATTGTCGCTAGTGAGCGATCAAAACGCTGCGCTTGTTCAATTGTTTCTTGGTCGAGAATAATGCCAAGCTGCCTTGCTTGCTCGGCCATTTCATTGAGCGCCTGGCCACCATTTTGAAACAACGGAATCAATGCGCTCGAGTCGCTGGCAATGGCCTCCATGTAAAAGGTCATTTCGGCTTGAGATAAATTGGCTTTTTCTAGGCTTGTGATGTAAAGCTGTAGTGCATCCGCGCCATTTAACTTACGGAAATTTTCAGCCGTCACGCCAACTTGGGGTGCGATGTTCTCAAAAAAGTCAGCCATCCCGCCAGCGCCAGTAGCTAGGAAATCCCCTACCTTATCTTGGGTGTCTTTTAGAATGTCGCCAAGCTTTTCTTGTTCAATCCCGAATGTTTTTGCGGCAAATGCTATTTCTTGAAATTGACCCACCGAAGTGCCGCTCAATCTGCTTAACTTGGTAAGCTCCCTACCAACATCACCTAGGCCGGTAACCAAGCCTATAAGCTCTCTTGCCCCCAACGCTAGGCCAATAGCGCCTAGCGCTTTAGCGGCCACCGCTGCCGACTTTTGAATTTTCTGCATTGACCCTTTAACAGTCGATTGCGCCCTATCCATGTCTTTTTTTATTCGCGCTACATCTGCGGCCATCTGGATAGTAAGCTGTGCGACTGTGGTCATTTTTTTGCCTTTTCCTGGTCAGACTTAATTCGCGATCTAAACGCTGATGTAAGTTTATCAGATATAACCGACCGATTAAAGTCAATTTTACTGCGATACGGCGCGGGTGTTAGTGGATCTTTAGATTGATGGTACTGTGCACAATAAGCCCTTGAGGCGTCAATAATGGCTTGGAACTCCCAGCCCGAAAGAGGGTATTTTGTGCCGCGTTGCCACTCCATGACATCAACTGAGTTAAGCGGCTCAACACCATTAAAACCAGACTTGCAAACCCCACAACGCTCTAAAACCTTAACCAAATACTCTAGGTCATCAATATCAGGCAGATCAGGCACCCCGCCTCTATCTCGCAAATCATCAAGGCGGGATTTTTTCCTTTTTTCTGGGGTTACGCTATACCAAGCCAATTGCTTGGCATAATCGATTAATCTTGTTGAGCACCGCCAAAAAAATTGGCCATGTCCCCTAGGAAGGCTTGAACTTGTTTATTGATATAAATAAGCCTTGTCTCAGAATAAACACCACGGGATCCGTTTGGATATGGGAAATTTTCAATTTCTTTGGTAACTGAAACCAAGAAATTAACATCAGCCTGCTTGTCATCAGACTCTTCTTTTTTCCCATTTTTACCCAATGCTGCTAAGACCTTGCGCGTTGCTGCTGAATCAAGAGCAGCCTTTGCTTTTTCGTACTCAGAAGAGCCTGGGGCATAAACGTGAATTCTTACCGGCTGGCCGTTTCTTAAAAGCGGCTTACCCGTGGGGGTTTCAACTTCTAAAACGGCTGTTTCAGAGAGAAAAAATTCTTCGAATTCATTTTTTTCAATGTTGCTCATTATTAACCTCGCAATTTATGCACCAACCAAGACCCCAGCCGTTGCGAGGATCGGCCAGAGTCAAGGAAAGTGCTAGTTTACGGCCCCTTATGCGGCCAATGATTCTACAATGCCAACACCAGCATCGTTAGTAGTGATCTCAAGAGTAATGTTTGCCCGAGTAATGTCATCAACACCGGCGACAACGTTTTTAAACATCATCACTTTAGCGGCGAAAAAATAACGGTCACCGTTTTGGGTTGTGACCATGAAATAATAATCATCATCGCTATCAGAGGCGGTTTTCATTAGGATCTGACCCGCATCGTCGGTGTCAAGGCCAACAGTTAGAGCAATTGAGCCCTCGTTAAATGAGCCTTTTAATTTCTTTGTTCCCCGAGTGTCAACCGGGTTAAAAGTAACCAAATTGTATTCACGGCCAAATTCTCCATAATCCTCAATCTCGCCAACTAGCGAAGGCAAAGGTGAAGAAGTAAACAAGGTGTTATATCCAGATTCGTCAAACGTTGCTGGAGCGGATGCAGTAACCCGAAGAGTTGAACCTGCGGAAGTGTAAACAGTCATTTTATTACCCCATAGCTATTAGGTTTCGTACCAAAACATTCTATAATCAAACCGCTGCATAAACAACCCTGACTCTGAATCTTTTTCCATTGGGCCGACATCAATTAAACGCATGGAAACAACAAGTTTCCCGGCTATTGTTTGATGGTGCTTAAAATCAAACAATGATCTTAGCACATCTGCGATCTGCTTTACCCCGCCAATGCTTGTCGCAATTGGGTTAAATTGCATTCTACATTGCGCCAATTCTCGTTCGCCTTGCGCCGCTACAAATGGCTGCGGTGTTGCATCAACCAAATTGTAAACAAGCGCGGGGAACTCAGAGTTTGAAGGCAAATAAGGGGATGCGTAGCGATCCCCAATCACCGCTGAAACCGTTGCATCTTGAAGCCAGGTGGCAATGATGATCTCAGGGTTCATTTAGTCACCTTCTTTGAAAATTCTTTTTCGATTCTTTTTCTTATCGTTTTCCCAAATTCTTCTAATGCTTTGGCCACATTTTGGTCAAACGCTGGCCGCATAAATGGCCGGGGTCTTACCCCAGGATGAGAAACAGAATTAACAATCACCGAACCAAACCCTAAAGCCCCTCTTTTTTCTGGTTGAATCTTATACTCAGATCGCTTGCTGTCGCCTGAACCCGTGTAATAA